GATGTAAGGAGGCTTTGACGCTTCCGGCCGATCCCTTTGTTTTTAGTAAGATCACGGTCGATCAAATCGTAGATACGAAAACAGCCCGCAGTACATAAAACTTTTTCCAGGGTTTTAGGCAGACCCAAAATACCGATAGGGGCATCACTTGCCATATAGTTCATTATTTGACGATAGTTACTTAGGCTTTCAACAAGCTTTAATTTTATCATCATTACTTCATCTTCAAGTACATCTTTTTTATTATCATTCATAGGAGCCTCCATAATGCAACCAGAGCAAACTATAACACAGACAGCCTCAGACAATCAAGCCGCACCAGAGATAAAGAAGGATGAGGTTAAACAGGAAGCCATAGCGACGAAGGAAGCACAAGCACAGGACACCCCGGAACGGATCAACTGGAGAAAATTCCGGGAAGAACGGGAAAAAGAGCGCAAAATGTTGGAGCAAGAGAGGAGGCATCGTGAAGAGAAAGAGAAAGAGGCCGCAGCATTAAAAGCAGCAATGGATGCTATCCTTAACAAGCCAAACCCACAACAAAATCAACAGCAGCCGGACTATGAAGACCTTTCCGAACATGAACGCATTCAAAAGTTGGTTAAAGAGGAGCTAGAAAGGGAAAGGGAAAAAGATAGGATTGCCAGACAACAAAGGGAAGCCGCAGATTTACCTAATAATCTGCAAAAAACCTTTGGTGATTTCAACCAGACATGTTCCACAGAGAACCTAGATTATCTTGAGTTTCACTATCCGGAAGTAGCCCAAGCCTATAAGTATATGCCAGATGGGTTTGACAAATGGGCAAACATTTATAAAGCAGTCAAACGGTTCGTACCGAATAACGACAGCCACAAAGACGCCACAAAAGCAGAGAAAAACGCATTGAAACCCCAATCCGCCTCGAGTCCTGGGGTTAGCCAAGGCGGCCAAGCTCCCACATCGTATATATTGACAGAAGAGAGACGAGCTGCTAATTGGGCGCGCATGGAAAGGGTAAGGAAAGGATTATCTTAAGGGTCGGACTGTGATATAATCGTTTCCAACATGTCTAGGGGGCACCCGAAAAGTGATTTCCGATCACCTGACATGTTCTTATCATCGGAATAACTACGGAGGTTATATCATGGCTGAAAACGCCGACCTAATAGGTCAAAAATTCGGAAAGCTTTTGGTTTTGAAACTCGTAAAAATACCAGAAAAAACCGGAATTTATTTCGAATGTTTCTGTGAATGCGGTAATGAGGCATACATAAGAAAGGATTCCCTTATTAGAGGAAGATCCACCAGTTGCGGGTGCAAAACTAATCAATCACATATTTTAAAGTTTAAGAAAAAAAATCCCCATGCCACAGAACAAGAAATTATGCGGGAAAGAATAAAGGCTCATACTCAATGGAATGGGGAATGTCTCGAATGGACAGCCACACTTTCCAATGGTTACGGAACATTTGTACACGAAAGAAGGGTAATAAACGCATCAAGAGCAGCCTGGATAGCAGCATATGGAATGATTTCCAAAGGAAAACTCGTTCTTCATCATTGCGATAACCGAAAATGTTGTAACGTAGCTCACTTATTCTTAGGGACACATAAAGACAACACCCAAGATATGATTAGAAAAAAAAGAGATAATTGGGAAACATGCCGGAAATTTCCTGTCGGAACTAAAGAAAAGGTAGGTCAACTAAGAGAAAGCGGGAAAATGTATCGGGAAATCATGCAAGAACTCGACCTGACAATGGATCAAGTCAAAAGCCTACTTCAAAACTATAAAAGAAGTAAGAAAAAACTTGATCTTATGTAGTGTTTAAAATATCTTTAATTTAGCGTAAGATTTACGCATTCTTTGACTGTCAAGCACTTCGTCAGTGCAGGCTGAAATTTAGTCAGATTCGCCATCCGACATAAATATCAACTGTAATGACGAGGTATATATGTCATTCCCTACTGGGATCACAAATATCAACAACATGGCTCCCGAGCTTCCTGTACAGGCAGCTGAGGATCTTTTATCTACGCCGATAAACTGAATGTCGGCTTTAAATCCTTTCTGATTGGCTTGGAAACCCGATGGGGTGACAAGGCGGAAGCAAGCAAAAGCTGGGCACCGTGAACGACTAAGTGAAGGGAACCGGAAACGGTATGCGATAGTCTGACCACTGCGAATACAAGAAGGCAGTGAGGGATCTCCGAAGAGGGAACCCCGCCTAGGAAACTAGGTCATAAAAGTAACAGAAATGGTTCAATCTTATTCACTCATTTGGAGTGGATTTGCATCATGCCGAAGCCTACGTCGGCAAAACTACCCGCATGTCGCGTTTTGAACGCTTAAGCACTGACGGCGGCCAATTGGATGGATCAGGAATCGATCCCGCCAGTGAGGTTCCAGTAAGAACTGACGTGGACGCGACGATGGAAATCTACGCGAAATCCATCATTACAAACGAGCAGGTTAAATTATGCACAGCCTGCTTTAAACCCACTCTGAATAACTTGGAAAGCCTAAAAGCTGCTTAAGCAGTTCATGGTAACCAGATGGAAGCCTTGTTAAATAGGATTAGAACGATGATTAAGTTTACGCATTTCACTAAGACACTCAAATCGAATAGACAAAATTTCTTCGGGAATTCTTGTGTGTTTGTGAATGGTCTTATCGAATGTTTTGCGAAATTTTATCATGATTTCAGCTTGTTCTCTCTTGCAAATCAGGAAGGGAAGGATTGCCTCAGTAAGATTCAAGATGTCTCCAGTTACAACCACCCACTCAAATTTTGTCTTCCAATGTGGGTTTTTAAGGCTGTTTCTAGAGTATACCAATCCACCAAAGGTTTGATGAAGCCATTGTATGAGTCTTTTATCGGTATTCACAACATAAAGCCTACACGTAAGATTTCTAACGCTTTTATTGTGATGTCCGATATGAAAGGTTCCTTCTCCATCCATGATACCAGCAAGATAAACAATTTGATCTCTAGTCATTTAAAAACTCCTTTGTTTAGTCTAAGACTAACACAGATGAGACTATTTATCAAGTCGCACCAGCAACGACTAAGTGAGAGGGGCTTTAATCTTTTTAGGTTAAGGCAAGCGATAGTCTGATCTCATAGGAAACTATGAGAGGGAGATCCGAAGAGGTTTCCCCGCCATGAAAATGGTCAGTACGCCTAGCTAGAGGCCGAAAGTAACAGTTGTAGTGTGCTCTACGAAAATAGCAAGACGTTAACTAAGTTTACAGCATTACTAGGACAGTGGCTGAGAGAGAAGGAAGATCTCCTGATGAGGGACCTTTTCAGCTCGAGCGTAAGTTATGTAAACGCCACTGGGGGCGGTAATGGCGATCAACCTAGTAACATTTCCTTGAATGACGTTAACAACATCGAAACCATTCTTTTAGGCAACGATGCCCGCACAATGCTTGTGAGCATAGATGCCATGAATAAGTTTTCGACAGGCCCCACAAGGGACGCCTTTATAGCACTGGCAAATACAAATTTGACAGCAGATCTTCAAAAGGTTCAAGGCGTGTTGCTTAAGAACGCCTACCCCTCACAAGAAGGCTTGCGTCCAGAAGAGTATTGCGCGATTAGCCGCTTCCGTTTCTTTGTGTCCTCCAAGGCTGCGAAGATCCCCGGCGCCTCTATGCTTGGACGCACTGTTTATACAGTGCCAATGTACGGCCTAGAAGCCGCCGCCAAAATCGAACAGAACAGCTATACTGCCGTTATCGGATACCGTCCGCCATGGGTTGTATCGTCTGTGGCTCAAAACAGCCAACTCTATGCCAAGTTTGCGATTGCCCGCGCAATCACCAACCAAAACTGGATCTCTGGCTTGAACTGCACAACAACCCAAGCTTCATAAGGAGGACAAAATGGCTTTTACTATTATTACACAAGGGTCTTTTGTCTCCACTGGCGCGGCAATCAACATCAGCTTGCCAAGCTCTGCAGACTACTTTAAGACCGTTAACATCACTCAAATGCCTCTGGCTCCAGCTACTGCGGTGGTGGTCATGGCAGAGTGGTATGGCGGCGGCGTATTTGCCGATAACGATGGTATGCGTTGGAAGAAAACCAATAGCACCAATGCATTAAACCTAGACACCTTTGCGACAGCAACGGCATCTGATGGTTTCACCTACGTTTCATCAGCTCCGATTGTTGAAGCGCAAGCACCGAATGCGATTACAGGCATTACCGCCGCATCACCTGCGGTTGTAGCTCAGACAAATACCTACAGCAATGGCGACATTGTACGTGTCTATGGGACGACTGGGATGCTGCAAATCGCTGGGATGGATTTCCAAATCAGCTCTGCTTCGGGATCAGGCTACACACTAATCGGCTTAAGGGCTGCCGGTTTTGCTGCCGCTGGTACTGCCGGGTTTACCCGTAGAATTTCACGCTTTAGCGCGGTTCTGCCAGAATCTCTGTATATCACAGAGATTACAAAGGCGACACAAGCCGTTGTAAGGACATCTATCGATCCTAGCCTAGTGTATGTAGTGGGTATGAAGGTTCACTTTAGCGTGCCTTACAGCTTCGGTATGTATGAGATGAACCAGTTGACAGGTAAAATTGTCGCCATTTCATCTGCAAACTACACTATGACCGTAGACATTGACTCCTCAGCGTTTACGACTTTCGCTTTTCCTGCATCGACTGCATCGCCTACAGCTCAACTGTTTGCGACTGTATCCCCTGCCGGAGCAAGCACACAGTTTAATCCAATTACCGGGGTGCAAACGGGGTATGACTTTCAGTTTCAGCCGTTTAGGGCAGCTCAATTCGTGCCTTATATGCATCTTGGCGGTGGCGCTCAGTCTCCAGCCGGCGCAGCAAACGATACAATCGTTTGGCAAGCCATGAAGAAAGAGAACTAATAATAAGTGGCCGGCTACTAACCATAGCCGGCCTTTTTTGGAGTTTATGACGTATCCCAACAATTCAAATCAATTTCTGCCGGGGACGATACAAATACCGTCGGCTTTAGAGATCACAGCAATAACTCGGGCAAATCCCATGGTTGTCTCGACTTCCGCCGATCCGGTAAATCAACAAAACACATATATAGCCGGACAACTAGTCAAATTAACCATACCTTATGGATACGGGATGCAGCAAGCGCAAGGACTTGTGGGTCAAATCACCAATGTTTCAGGGAACAATCTCAGCTTAAACATCAACTCGACGAATTTCGATCCGTTTTCTATCGCGTCGAGTGGAGAACAGCCGGCAAGTCTAGCCCCATATGGTTCAAGGAACCTACAATTTAGCAATATAACGGCACAAGTGCCATTTCAATCATTAAACAATAGCGGAAATTAGCGGAGCAAAACATGTTAATAAAATTGGTTACAGCAGCGGGTGAAGAGCATGGCCTTATCAATACACTCTCAAACCACGTCACGGAAGACCCAAGCAAAATCAATCCAAAGATCAAATCGGCCTACGAAAAGAAACGCAAAGATGATGCAAAGGTAGTCAAAGCCCGGCTTGTGGCCAAACTTCGTTCGGATAGACTGGACAAACCCTATTGTAAATATGCCGGAGACCCAATCCAAGTTTATCATCTGATTCCCGGCCACACATATGACCTGCCTATGGGTTTTATTGAAGAAGTAAACGGAGTGCCTTGTATCCAACGAAGTGGATTACTGACACAAGACGGAGAAAATGTCACTCAAGATGGTTCGCCATTAGATCGAGACAGATCAGCCGATAAACAGTTTGAGCTAATCCCAGTAAGCTTTTAAGGGGCAATATGACAGCGGTAGCACCATCAAATAGCACTGTAGCATACATAAGACAAAAGGTCAGAAGGTTGACAACGTCACCAAGTGAATCCCAATTGCCTACCGCCGTCATTGATGAATACATAAACTCCTTCTATTTAAACGACTTTGCCTATGGCATCAAAATTGATCAAATGCGAAGCGTCTATGAGTTTTATACACAGCCATATATCGACCGTTATCCCCTCGATGTCAATTATAATCAAGGCGTGCGCTCCCCCCTTTATGTGGATGGCATTGCGGGGACTTTCTTTAAGGACAGGGCGCAGTTTTTCAATGTGTGGCCAAAATTCCCGACAAGGTTCCAGCCTGCAAGCGGGGACGGGGTAACCACTGTCTTTAATTTCACCGTACAAGGCCCCTTCCTGAGTGGAGAGGTGACATTGGGGACGGTGGCAACAACAGGCGCACCGATCACCATCTCAGACGATGGGAAAGGTAACCTGTACTATCGTAGGCCAAATGCACAAATAGCCGTACCAGCGCAAAATACTTTCCCTGGCGTCCCAGGGATGCATAACTATAATACCGGAAATCCTGGCCTGATTAATTCTATCCTGATTGGGTCTGTCAACTATGTGACAGGGTTATTTAACTTTGACACTGCGCTTTGTGGTTTTACGCCGGCAGCAGGATCGCAATTCACTCTGTGGGTAAGCCAGTATCAAACCGGAAAGCCTTACAGCATGTTGTTTTGGAATAACGAATTCACTATTCGGCCTGTGCCAAAGCTTATTCACAAAATCACTGTCGAGACGTATTTGACACCCGTCCAATTCATGGAATCAACAGACCTCCCTATCTTGAACCAGTGGGCGAAATATATAGCCTATGGAGCTAGTATCGATATTCTTTTTGACCGTCAAGACTTGGATGGTGTGGCAAACCTAAAACCCATGTATGACAAACAAGAGGCGTTAGTTTTAGAGCGTCAAGGTGTGGAAGAGATTAACACACCTAACATTACCTTGTTCAACTCAACTCAACAAAATTATGTCAATGGTGGTTTTAGTCAAGGCGGGGGATGGTTCTAATGGCGGGTTATCAACCGACATACATCCAAAAGTATGAGTCAGGCCTAATCCAAAGCCGGGTTAATTCCATCATCCCGCAAGATGCCTTTCCGGTTTTAGAGAATGCTTATATTTGGCGCGAACGTATCAAGCGCAAGCAAGGATATCAGTTGCTAGGACGTTTAAGGAGATTGATTGATGATGGATTACTTGGAACCACATTGGCAAGCCCGTGGACGTTTAACCTCTATTCTGATTTAGTGCCATCCATCACACCGGAGCCTCAAGCGGAAATCCAAGCGGGAAGTGTGGTCATCACCATCAATCCTACGACAACAACAGGGTTATTAAATGCTCCTGGATATACCAACGCTACAGATGCCGAGGTTTTTTCGACAGCACACGGACTTTTGGCAGGTTCACGGATCACTATTGGCGGGGTCGTTGTTGTCCCAGGATCAGGGGATGCAACAATCAACAACGAGTGGGTCGTTGCAGAGGTTCCAAACCCAAATTCATTTAAATTGGGAACAGACTCACACGACTGGGGAGTATGGCAATCTGGCGGGACATGGACGTTTATTAGTGGAGGAATTAGCTTCACCGATCAAGGCAACGGCACTTTAACAAGCACAACACCGGGTAATAGTGGGATAATTGACTACATATCTGGACAGGTAATCCTAACACATACCGCAGGGGTTGGTGCCGCCACAATTGTCGATTATGCCTATTATCCCACATTGCCGGTAATGGGTTTACTGTCGCGGGAATTGAATAACATCAACAACGAAGACACGATAGCCTTTGATACAAGATACGCCTATATCTTTAATGAAGGGTATGGATGGGAAGAGTGGATTCCAGGTACTACATGGACAGGAACGGATTACAATTTTTTCTGGGCTACGAACTACTGGGTAAATACCGATAACGCCAAATTGTTTTGGGTGACAAACTTTTCGGGAACCTTGGGAGATCCTATACGATATACCGATGGGGCGACATGGACAGACTTTACCCCTCAAATCACTGCACCGACCGGAACAAATGAACAACTTTATCAATGCCTTGCTCTGCTACCTTTTAGAAGTCGGCTATGTGCTTTTAATACGCTCGAAGGCACCTCTTTAGCTGGCTCTGTAGCTAAAAGACAGAGGATTAGGTGGGCGGCAATTGGCAACCCCTTGTTAGCAGATGCTTGGCGCGATGATATCAGAGGAAAGGGCGGGTTCTTGGATATCCCTACAGCGGAGGACATTGTAAGTGTTGGATATGTCAGAGACAATTTGGTCATATATTGCGAAAGCAGCACTTGGCAGCTTCGTTATACTGGTCGCTCTATCTCTCCTTTCCAAATCGAAAAAGTGAATACGGAATTTGGCGCGGAAAGCACATTCTCGCTAATTGCCTTTGATACTTCACTAGTAGGGATAGGTGACAAGGGGATCATTGAATGCGACAGTTTTAAGAGCAACCGCATAGACATAAAGATTCCAGACCTAGTTTTCCAGTTTCAAAATGAGGACAATGGCCCCAAACGAGTTTATGGAATACGAGACTTCTATAATCGATTGGCTTTTTGGATTTACCCTTACAGCCCAAGCAATGGCGTATACCCTGATCGACGTCTAGTTTATAACTACGAAAATGACTCTTGGGCGATATTTACGGATTCACTGACCTGCCTTGGGGAATACCAGCCACAAAACGCGCGCACATGGGAATACTCCGAAGACACCTGGGAACAAGCAAACTATCCATGGATTGACAGTCCCCCGCTTTTCCCTAACATTGTCGGTGGAAACCAGCAAGGTTTTGTTTTTGTCTTAGACCAGCAGACAAATAACGAAGCAGGATTAACCATCCAAGGAATACTAGGTCAAGATCCACTTCCGACAGTCATAAAAAGCGTTAACCATAACCTACAGAACAGTAGTATAATAAGAATCGTTGATATTCCAACAGGGACGCATTTCGACACATTGAACAACCATGTATTTGGAATCAATGTTATCGACGCAGACAGTTTTGAGTTGTTCACTTACGATCCTATATCTAGGCAGTTTTCCGACCCACAAGTCAATAGTCCAGGGGATTACCCCGGAGGAGGCATGATCGAGATAAGGGATAACTTTATCATTCAAAGCAAGAAATTCAATTATTTGGATCAGGCGCAAACCATTCAATTTGGCTATTGTGATATCCACGCGAACACAAACGAAAATGATTTATCTGCGATGTCGCTTAACGTATATGCCGATTATGCCGATGAACAGCCGGTCAACAGTACCCCTCAAAACGCTTTTTCAGACCCCTTCTTTAATGTAGAAATCCCTCTGACACAGAGACAGGGCTTGTCCAATACGAAGGCATGGCAAAGGGTATATGCTCAAGCGAGAGGAGCCTTTGTGACTCTAGAATACACCTTTACAAACGAACAAATGACAACGGCGGCGCAGGAATCGGAGGTTGAAATTGACCTACAAATCTTGTGGATGCGACCCGCAGGCAACCAAATCCCCCAGGGGTATTAGGAGACTATCATGGCATTTCTCAATAACATACCGCAGCCAGGAGATCGGCTTAAGGTTTCCCAAGGTCAACTGCTCGGAAATAACCAGCAACTTGACACTTCCATGGGGGTCGACCATTATCCATTTTCAAATCTAACATCCGACAATGGAAAACATAAATATGTCACGTCTATTGACCAGGTGACCCACCCATCGACTATAGCAAATGAGCCAAAGTTTTATGGAGTAAGCCAAATAAGTCAGTTAGGAGTGATTCAATACAGCCGAGGACCCTCCAATGCGGTTCCTACACCGGTCACTTCAATACACTCTCCAGGTGCGGTATCCGCTCCGGCAACGGTTTTTGATTTTAACGGATTGACCATTGCCACAGCTATGTTATACGCATTTTCTGGACCTACAAGCGGAACATACTTTATTTGGTGGGATGGGACGACCTTAACAAGTAATCAATTGACCTCAGGGGCTTCTTTATCAATAACGACAGCGGGAGGTCAGTTAATTATCACAACCGGCGGAGCAAATATTTACTGGACTTTGCACTTTGAGAGGCTCCAATGAGTAGCCCAACAGATCAACTACTCGAATCCTATCTTCCTCTTTACGATACTGTACCAGAAGAATGGCAGGAAGCCCGTCAATTCTTGATTGAACAACTTAAAAAAATATCGGAAGCGGTTAATGTTAGGGAAATTGGATGGTTACTCGATGATGAGCTACTCAGCGGAAAGCAATTTATCCCCGGAACCGCTAACAATCAAGAATACCGAAGCGTTTTCCGAAAAGTCATTGACATGGGAGCCATCGTAATAGGGGCAAACACTAAAGCACACGGGATAACTTTTGACGCCAATTTCACTTTAATAGACCTGTGGGTTTCGGCTACAAATTCAGGGACGCTTGTAGCCGCTACCTACGTAGCCCCAGAAGTGACGATGAATGCAACCAATATAAACTTTACTTCCCCATTGGCATATGACAGATGTTTTGCCTTCGCGGAGTACATAGAGGAGCTTTAAAATGGCAGGATACAAACAAGTTAGTCTTTTGGGACCCGAACAGCAAGGGAATTATCGCGACCTGCAAAATGCGGCTAAGGGAGCATATAGCGGAGTGGGGAACTACTATAAAGGCTTGCTAAGCGACAATCCCGCGGATTTTGACGCCTTTGCAGCTCCCGAGATGCGCCAATTCAATGAGCAGACCATACCAGACCTTGCAGAACAATTTGCCGGCATGGGTTCAGGGAATTTGTCCTCAAGCGGTTTCCGAAATGCAGCAGTCAGCGCAGGTACAGATTTAAGCGAGCGTCTTGGAGCGTTAAGGGCGCAACTAAGGCAATCCGGAGCGCAAGGGCTTATGGGGTTAGGCAATCAGTCACTTGGACAGTTTAATGAAAACATTTACGAACAGCCAACACCAAACGCATTATCAAGTTTGGCACCTTTAGCAGGTACAGCATTATCAGCATTCGGAAGCCCATTATTAGGGGCGGCCGGCACAGGAGCCTTAAATTGGATCAGCTCTAAGGGACAATCAAACCCCTATGGCAATAGCAATTCATTAGGTGGACAGACTGCCAATAACATGAGGTTTTAAATGGTTCAAGTAATTCAGCCTGAGACAAACACAAGTCGGGCATTACAAGGTTTTGGGCAGGCAGCCAATCAGCAGCTTTCCCAACAACTACCCAAAGAAATCGAAAGGATAAGGCTATCACAAGGGCTAAAAGACATTGGACAAAACGCCCAAACTAATCAAACGCCCTACGACCAGTTTTCTCAATTCCTTTCCATTCCGGGAATGACTCCGGAAAAAGCGCAAATGCTTTTTCCATATCTCCAAGCAGAAGCGGCCAAAAGGGAACAATTGAATAGGGGGAATGTATCAGAAGGTCAAAGTGCAAATGCATTGCCCGGAAGGAATGTTCCGACAACACAACAAACAACTCCATTAGCCAATTCTGCAAACAATCAATTACCGGAAGAAGCTCCTTCATCCATTGTCACCCCAGAACAAACTCGCGCTAAACAAATCATCTTCAATCCACCCTCTCAAGAAGATGTCAAAAGAGAAGCGGCAGAATTAGCTACGAATGAGAGGGCGACCTATCCAACATTGCAAGCTGCTGAAGATGAGATCAATCGAAGATATGCAGTTAAAAAAGCTCAGATCGAAGCCGGACATCAAGAATATGATACGGCAAAGGGCATCCAAGATGAAGTTGACAAGTCATTTGGGAATGCCCTAGGAGATCTCCAAGCCACAGGGGTCGCTGGGGAAATTCTGGATAAGTTGAAAAGGCGAGCATATGACAAAGTTAATTCTGGTCAATATACACCGACTCAAGCCGGAACAATAGAAGGAAAAAAAGCCTTACAACTATCAAAAGATCTCGAAAAGGTTAGAAAAATAGGATCTTTGGGATTAGGAGGAGCAGATGCGGTTTCTGCTATCAAACAAACTAAATCATTAGCTGAACCTTTTGTTGAAGATGGTTTTGGAGAACTATATGCGGATGAAGTCCAATCGTCTTTAGGGGTTTCTCCAGCGGTTGCCCATGAGTTGACGTATCCCGTAAGCAAAGATAAAGAGATAAACAACATCATTGCCAACTTACCAGAAGAAGGTATTGAAGATGTGTTTGGTTTTGGAAAAATAAGCACGACTAAAGGGAAAAAATTAAGAAACATTACCAGGGAAATATCCCAAAACCTTAATGAAAACACCAGTTTATTGGCCACAGCCCAAGCACTGGAAAATAAGGGATATTCCGGAAGAAAATTTCTTGACCAGATCGAAAATGACTACAAAGAAAATAGATTAGGCTTATATGAACATCAGATAGAAGAATTAAAAAAACCACACGGAATGACTACAACTCTAGGTGATGCCTGGTTGATGAGCTTAGGCCAAGTCAAACCTTTAAAATATATGAGAAAATAGATGTTTAATTTGAAGCGAATAACCCCATTTTTAAATGCAGTATTGCCAGCCGGACTAGCAATGAAGGGATTGGAAAAAGTAGATCCCAAAATGCGGAAATTTATAGGTTATGCCACTAGCGCAGGTTTCGGAGCTGATCAAATTTTAGGGTATATCCGCAATCAATTTGAAAACCCCAATTCCCAATCCCATAGACAAAGTTTAGAGGAAGGAAACAGCCGTGGGACGCTAAGGCCAGATCAAAAGGCTAATCTTACAGAGATAAACCAGTCAAGAATACCGGGCAATATCGCTCAGGGGGCGGCATCGTTAGGCGCAGGATTAGCAGCCGGTGGATATGGACTTGCTACGGAAGCTGCTTCTCAACTTTTACCGGAAACCCCAACACCCGAAAAAAAATTTACAGTAGAAGAACAACCCCAATTAACGCCATCGGGTTTTCCTGTGACAAAAAAGGAAAATAAACCAGCACAAAAGGCAGCAAAAGAAGATCCTTTTGAACAAGCCTGGAATTTATTTCAAAAAGATAAGACAAACGCCCCAGATCCATCCCTTTCAGCTTTCCTGAAGATTGCCAAAAAACTGAAAGACATGCGAGGCCTTAAAGATAAAGACCAATTCACTGCGCTTTGGGATGATTTCCACGAGAAATTGCAATCAGGAATGGGTTTACCCGAGCTTATGGGAGAAGTCATGATGGGATATAATCAAAGACTAGGGAAAGGGATGGTACAAGCCAATACAGGTCAGCCAGCACAGAAAGAACAACCTAGCCAAGGGGGAGGAATGCAGCAATTGATGGCCGCCGTGCAAGCCGCACAACAAGCCAGGCAAAAGCGACAAAAACCGCCCATGTAAAACCACTGTACAGCTTTACAAAAAAGCTTTACCCTGAAGAAAAAGGGGTAATATGAGAAAGGTTTGTACAAATTGCAAAATAGAAAAAGATGTTAAGTCTTTTTATAAGAAAAAAAATGGGAAACTTGGCTGCCATTCAGAATGTAAAATA